TAGGTGAAGCTGTTTCACTATTCTATAGAATGGTAGAATTACAATAATAGAGTATAGGAGAATTTCTCCTATACTCTATAATTTTTATTACATATGAATCTCTCTTACTGAGAGAGCATATTTTTTCATAACACTTAATCTTGATTCACCCATACTAACAACTTTAGAAATACTAGTATCAACTAGATCAAAGAAGTATGTATAATCCGTTGGGCTAAATTCCCTAAGTCTACCTTTTAACTGTCTCATATTATCTTTAGATGAGAATGGTTCAGTATTTATTATACATCTCAATCCTTTAATGTCATCTCCAGTACCTAAATATTTTACAGTAGATGAAATAATATCAGCTTTCATAAAATCAGCTAATTGAGCTTTAGTTTCAGAATTAGCAACACATACTCTTCTGTCTGGAAAATGTCTATCTATAAAATCACCAATAACTCTAGTAGATTCTATTAATGGAGATGTTATTAATATCTTCCCATCATATTCACTCATCTTAGATATGATAGTATATATACAAGTTAATAGTCTAGCAGAATCATCTCCATATAATTCATATTCAATATACTTAAATGGACTGATACTATACTTATTAAACATCTTACTCTCAGCACTCAATGGACATTCACTATTAAACTGTGTATAGTAATAGATAACGTGTTTTCTCTTAGATGTATAATTAAGAGTTTCATCACCGAACTTATAACAGTTATTGTATGCTCTCTTAAACATACTCTTCTCTTTATTATTATTCCTATCGAATGTTGCACTGAGATAGAATGTATTATATGTATTACTAAAGAAGTCTATCATACAACTGTTGTTGAAGTATTTATGAGCTTCATCAATTATCTTAACACCTATACCAACAGTTTTAAAGAACTCTCTAACACTTTCCCATCCATAATTTCTACCAAAGCTATTGATAAGTTGATGGGTAACAAACATAGCTGAAGCACTAGTACCATTATTATCAATAATCTTCTTCATATCATCACTACTATCTAGTATCAATAAATCATCTTCTGATACATCAGTAGCTTTAAGAAACTCATTAAACCATTGAGTTCTTAATTTACTAGTGTGTGTAATAACTAAGCTCTTACATTTATATGTATTAGCAATAGCCAATATTGCTGCAATAGTTTTTCCATCACCAGTATCCAATGTTAATGCTCTCTGAGAATATCCTATACCCTTAGTAAATTTACCAACGGAGCATAGAAAATCTACAGCATCTGCTTGAATATTACTCTTAGGGAGTAATTTAGATGATATCTTAATCTTATCAATTCTATCATAAGATCTATCTACTACAACGTCACAATTTGGTAGCCCACTTTTAATGTATGATATACTAGTACCTCTTGGCACGTATAGTGTACCATCTTCTATATAATAGGCAACTGGTTCAAAGCAATAATACTGATCGTCCCATACAGATAATCTTTCTTCCAATTTTCTAAAATCACCTTTCTCGTATGGGAATATTTCAATATGTGTGTGAAATACTTTAATCGTTCTATTCATAATTAATCACCTCATTCTATTATAATGCTTTATTATAATATCTGTGTTCACCAGTATACAAAAAGATTGGGAGTGTACTTATTATAGTACACTCTCGTTATCTTTTCTTACGTTATCAGATATAGTAACCTAGTCGAATTAATAAAGCTATAATTGCTACACCTACTAGTATAATTTCTTGATTCATCATAAACTCTAACACCTCTTTCACTAAAAATGAATACTGATATTAATTCTTAACATTAATGTTCAACTAAGGTCTGTAAAAACATTGAAGTAATATTGAGAAAGGATTGATATTATTATGCCTGTATCTACTACAATCAATGGTAAATTATATACACCTATTGATGAACATGGTGATCGTAAGGAAGTCTTATTTCATACTACTGTGAATAATGTTATTGATCCAGTTAGTGGAAAGAATATCTTAGAGTTTTTAAATGACCAAAGATATGCTCCAGCAACTGCAACTAAAGATGGATTACTCTCAGCTAGTATGTTTAATACTATTAACAATTTGTCAGGTAATGAAATTGTAATCTCAAGAAATAAGCCTAATAAGGATTGTTTATGGATGGAGATTACAGATGAGGTAACTGTATAATGAAGAAAATTAAACACATTATAAAGTTACTACTTGAGTATTCACTAATGTTCACATGGGGTGGATTTATCTATTATATTATAGAATGTATCTATAGAGGATATTCACATTGGACTATGTATTGTCTAGGTGGTCTATTATTCATCGTTTGTGGATTGATTAATGAAATAGCTCCATGGGATATTAACTTATTTAAACAAATGGGAATGTCTGCTATAGTAATTACACTACTAGAATTTATTACTGGATATATAGTTAATATTAAACTAGGTTGGCACGTATGGGATTATAGTAATTTACCATTTAACATAATGGGGCAAATCTCATTACCATTTACAATTATCTGGTTTTTCTTATCACTATTACCAATCATATTAGATGACATTATTAAATATGCTCTATTCAGTGGTAAGAGACCAGTATATGTAATTACAAAAAATAAAAAGATTAAACTATAAAAAATAGAGTTACAGATGATTTATCTGTAACTCTATTAATTTGATTACTACTTAATGCCAGTAAGGATAACTGCCATCATTAAGATATCCTTGTGATCTGATTCAGGAAATCCTAATAGTAGTGAATCAATATCCTTCTTCACTAACTGTGGATTCTTGTTTCTGCTATGTAGCATATACTCTGAAATTACATTAGCAGCATCATTAATTACCTGATCTCTCTTTGATGCTAACACCTGCATCTTAGATGTGTACTCCATCATTGATGGGGCATTATTATTCTTGTTACCACCGTTGTTACCTGCTCTTACTGCATCTGTCAAAATTCCCATTACTTAAATCCTCCTTAATTAATAAATATTCTATCTGATCTTTCATTACCGAATGAGTTGATATCTCTTTCGATATAGAAAGCAGAATTCCCATTATCTTCTACCATCTGTTCAGCCTCTGATTCATCTGATAGAACGTCAATGATGTCTAAGAACTTAACACCTTTCTTCATAACTATATAAACCTTACTCATTAGAATTCTTCCTCCTCATAATTTTGTTCATATCTGTTAATTGTACCATTAACAAATTCTGTTACTACTACCTTATTAGGTGAATGTGCGTTTCTAATCATATCAATGAGGAAATTGTTAACCTTTTGTACATTGGTTAATTTATTCTTATGATAATTGAATTTCCTATGTAGATAGTTAACATTCACCTTTAACACATCTAACTTATCGAGCCTTCTCCCAATCTCAATAAGTTCATTGTGTACTAATGATTCATCTGATACTCCATTCTGAATCAACTCCTTTGTGTAATTCATTACTTCCTCTTTAAATGTCATAGCTATTTACCTCCTTAGTTTTGTATAATATTTATTAGCTACATCTTAATAGTATATATCTATACGATAAAATAGAATAGAGACTATATCCCTATTCTATTTATCTAATTAAAATGACATTAAGAAATCATCAATCTTTCTCTTAGTATCAATATCAGTATTTACGTAGATTGTATTATTGTGATCAATAATCTTAGCTCTTCCAGTTCTATCATAGGATACGATATCTCTAGGAGATAGACCAAATGATTCTAATACCATATTAATATTTCTATCATTGTTTGAGATTTTTCTATTAAAGTCACAGAACTCTGATAAGTCAATACATTGATCTGATGAGTATTTTTCTTCAAATGGTTTAAAATCAAATGTTAGTAATTCTTTAGGCATTACAGATTCTAATGCTACAGTTTGTTTACTACCAGTCTTCAATTCAGCTTTACCAGATTTATAAGCTTCTCTATGTGATGGATATAGTACCCAATCATAAGTTCTAATATTCTTCACATTCACATATGGTTTACCGTTCCTATTCTCCATAGTTGCAATAGACCTACAAGAGAATGATGGAACCAATCCTTGGATAATTTCTTTAGCCATACCAGTTCCAGCATCAGTACCTGAACTTGTCTGGATCGTAGCATATAAACAATTATTCTTAAAGAATGGATTCATGATCTTATGTGAACGATTACCCATATCAATTTTCATTACTCTCTGACTAGTCAATTTAGCATTCTCATAATCTTGAGATGGGTGATCCATCTCACCATACCAACCATTCTTCTTTAAATCTGATTGAATCTCTTCAGAGCTATTAATACAATCTCTAACGTTCTCCAATGCATACATTCTCTTATTTCTATTCATAACATCAAATGAATGTAAACAAGCTTCAAACTCTACAAAAAAACAATCAACAATTTTATCTACCTTATAATCACTAATAGCATAATCTGGAGATGTTTCTTCAGCCAAATACATTATACCTAGTGCATTACTATTCATAATGATATAAACATCCTTTCATTATTATTAACTCTATGTTTTTATAAGGGAGATATGGGAAATAGAAAAAAGAATGGGTTAGCTTATCAAGCAACCCCCAAGCTTAACCCATTCTTTGTCTAAGCCTCCTGGTAAGGTACTAACTTACCAAGAGACTCAGACCACTGTACTGGGTGCACTTCACTAAAGTAACACTCACTTGTAGTGAAGCTAACACCTAGTACAGTGTCCACTGGCTTCCCGTAAGCATAGCTCTCATCACTGAGAGTTGTACTCATCAGGAAACCAGGGTAAGGTTTGCAGTAAGAGAAAATGAATTCTCTTACAGCAACCTTCCAATTAGGAATTTCCATACTCTGTTTCTCCTTTCCCCATATTAGAGATGGGATTGTATCTCTAATACAGTTATTTTTATTACACTTAAATATTATATGCTTGCATATCTTAATTTTACGGTTTTACCATACTCACACTGATATAATAGAGATTAAGGAGATTTAAAATGCCTATTATATTATATCAAAATTTATATCAATTTTTACATAAACCATTTGGAAGGATTAAACCAGATACTACTAAGTATGATAGATTATATGATTCGTTAGTATTAAATAAGAAGATTAAACTTGTAGAATATGCTCATGAAGATGAAGAGTATTATTATCATCTGAAGATACCATCAGAATCTTTAAAAGGTGAAGCATATGATGTAGTGATACAATTCTTCAAGACAGATAAGTGGAAGGTTAAGCTAAATCAAAAAGATGACTTGACATTCTGGTATGTGCAATTCTATTCTAATAGTCCTGGATTTGTATATAAGTATGCTAATCTATATTATACTTATGGATATCTTATTAGTAGTTTTTATGGTAAGATGGAAGAAGAATTCAAACACGTTTCTCCTATTATAACTAATCCAGAGTTCCGTATGTGTTTTGATAAGTCTATATATCTAGCTTGTAGATATCTATATGATACTAGATTATCTAATTTGGTATTATTTAGAAAGAATTTCATAAAGAAAGTAACCCTTACTCAAATGCTAGCTAATATTAGAGATTTCGCTACAGTTAAAATGGATAGAGAAATATTGAGTATGGAACAGAACCTTAAACAGGAGATGATAAGAGATAAAGCTAATGCCATTAAGCAAGAAGCTAAGGATCGTAGAAATGAAGATTCTAGTGAACCTAAATCTCCTGTATCTAAATTACTATCTCATTTCATTAAACCTAATTCAAAGGTTAAGAAAATCAGAGCTAGTAATCATACGAGTGGTACAACTGGAATTAAGACAATTATTAAGAAAAAGAAAAAACGGTAAATATAGATATATTATTAACATGGTGAGATTCTAGTTATACCAATTATAATAAACAATTTAAGGAGGTTTGTAGAATTATGACGAAAGAGAAGAATGACAGAATTCCACCGATAGGGAAGTTCAAACCATCAAAGAGAAGTACATTTGTAGAAGCTGATAGTAAGAATATGGTTGCTCACTTTTCTAAATTGTATGGAACTGAAAATATCTCAGCATTAGAGAAATTCACCATACAGAAAATCTCATATGATAATCAGTTAGATCAAATCTGTAAGCATATTAATTTCTTTGAATATAAGTATGACACAGATCATGAATTGATGTTAGCTTATTTAAAGATTAAATATGAGATAGATTATAGAAAGAGGTTTAGAATCCCTATTGGTAGTACTCAGAGAGAGATTGATAAGCATATAAGGATGTTTGTACCTTATATGTATGAGATCATTTTTAAAGAGACTAACATAGTACAACATATTGAAGATTTTGTTGAAGAGAATTATTTGGATGATATCAATAGTACTAATAATGCTAATGATACTAGAGAATATTTAGAGTCATTAGAGTTTACTAACGACCATATCAAATTGATGTTAAAGATATCTATGGGTATGAGATTGATATCTCCAGTAATCTTTCACTACTTCTTTGTTAATGGTGTTAAGACACCAAAGTACTCAGATAGAATTTATCTATGTTATAGAAATCTATTTGATGATGTCTTTGATACACATGGTGTTAATATATTCAATAAGTTATTTGTATATGTTAAATCCAAAGTCATTAGTAGCTTTAAACAGAATCAAAAGATTGTAGATAAGAGAGAAATCTTTGGAGAAGATGTTAGTACTACTATTGCATCATTTATTAGAAACTGTGTAATCTCTGAGAATATGGTTAAGTTTGCATTTCCATCTACATGGGACGAGAAACATAATCAGTATAAAGAGAACACTAAAGGTTTCGTAAAGGTTATTGTGAATAAACAACTTCAGTATTATATGAAGGAAGTTTATGCAAAGAATCTTACCGAAGTATCTTCAGCTAAGAACACTGATGGATTATCTGGTGCTGATAAGATGGAGATGAATATTGCTAAGATGGATGAGGGTAAAGCATTATTAGCAGAGTTAAATGTTGAGATGGCTATTAAGAGAATCAAGAAGACAATAGATATTCCAGTAGAGAATTGGGAGATTGATTATCTTGATAATTATTGGAATCCATCACCATTACAGATTAGCTTAATTACGTTATACTATTCAGAGTATTTTGGCAATATTAGGGATACCATATTGATAACTAGAAGGGAATTAATATATCTAGCATTATTACTAAAGAAGAAATTACTACTGGAGAATGGTTGGTGTAAAGGTGATGGTGTAAATGGTCAACCAATTAAAGTCTGTATACCATATATACTAACTGGAAAATTTGAAGGTAGACATACAACCAGACAGATTAGAAATGCTAAGTATCTTAATGATCTTGAGAATGATCCATATTATCAGGAGTTACAAAATGGTGAATTAAAGTATGTATTAATTATCCATAAAGATGAAATCAGATCTATTATATCTGAAATCATTGGAAGTAACTTCACATACATTACTCCAGAAGATAGAGAGTTATTAGGTACATTAATTCCATACGATGAAACACAAGTTGGTAGTGAACTATTACAGTTCTTACATAGTGCAGTATCTATGAATGTATAAAATTGATGGAGCTGATTATAATTTAACTATAATCAGCTCCATTATGTATAATGAAGTTTAAAGGATAAGAAAATGAAAAAAGAATAATTATTTTTATCAGTTTTCATTGAAAAGATAGGTTGTTTAAATGTTGCTACATATTACATATAGCACATTTACCAATATGTTACCCTTTAAATTATGGAGGTATAAACATATGAGTTTATATGATGTGAAGATGGAATTCATCTCAAGAATTAAATCAAGAGATGTTTGGTATAAAGATGTTGATAATGTTAGATTAAGAACTAGATGCCCATATTGTGGAGATTCTAAGAAGAATAAGAATACAGGACATCTTTATATTTACTATAATCCTAATGAGGAATCTCCCATATTATGTAAATGCTTTAAGTGTGACATAGCTGGAGTCATTGATAAAGAATTAACTGAAGCATTGGGTATATATGATGACACTTTATGGAATGAGTATACTAATCTTAAAAGAGGATTTATCTCAGTAGAAAATATTAAGTATACTGGAATTAAAGGGTTTAGATATTTTGATATGAAGTTACCAGAGGTTAATATGAATAATCCTAAGCTTAAGTATATAGAAGATAGATTAGGAATTAAATTAACTAAATCTGATATTAGTAAATTTAAGATAGTAACTTCATTAAAGGATTTCTTAAATCTCAATAATATAACTAAGTATACTCAGAGTATTCCTATGGTAGATATACTAGATAGAGATTTTATAGGATTTTTATCATATGGAAATAGTCATCTTATATTAAGAGATTTGACTAATAGATACGATAAGATGAAATGGACTAAGTATACAGTATCCAAATTAACATCAGATAATAGTTGCTTTTACTCTATTAATCAAGAAATTAATATTTTTGATAATAGAGATTATACAGTGAATATAACTGAAGGAATAATGGATATATTATCAGTATATAAAAACCTAGGTCAATCATCAGATACTTGTTGTAACTTTGCTAATTGTGGAAAGAATTATAATAGACTTATAGAGTTCTTAATTAGTAAAGGAGTATATGGAGATTGTGTAACTATTAATATCTATAGTGATAATGATAGTAAGTTTAATAAGACTGCTTACGTTGAAGATACTACTATAGGATACTATCGTAAGACCTTTAAGAAATATAAACACTTGTTTAAGGCTATCAATATTTACTATAATATCTTAGACAAGGACTGTGGAGTCCCTAAGTCTCAGATAAAGTTGAAAAAGTATAGTATATAGAGTATATTATACTTTTAGAAAGGAATATAGGTATCTTAATGAATATTGTGTTTTTAACAACCATTTGTGTAGATAATAGAATTGAAGATCAGGTCATCTTTTATAATTACACCGACGCTGCACAGTTTGCATTAAAGAATGAAGCTAAGTATGGTGTAAAATGTATGACTCATATTGATAAGAAGGTGGTGAGATAACTTTGAAACCAATGGATCATCATTTTAATACTGGTGATAAAGTCTTCTTCATATATAATGGATTACCACATACTGGAATAGTTCAATACTATCAGACTGATGATATTGTACTATTGAAGAAAGTAACCTTTATATTAGAAGAAGATATTGATGAGATGAGTGTCCCTGCTAAATTATTAGATTATAGAGATGTAGCTAAGAATATCACACTCCCAAAGTATCCAGATAAAGGAGAACAAAATTTAGTTGGATCTCTAGTTGACATCTGTAGAATGAGAAATTTTGATAGTAATGACTATGATAAATTCTATCAGGTATATAGTGGTTATTATAAAACCATTTAATCAGAAAATAGTTAATGAGATAAGGACTTTGTATGATCCTTATCTCATTATATTATTTTTTATCAGTTGATGTAGATTCTGTTGATACTGTATCAGTTGATGAGGATTCTGTAGAATCAATATCATCATCGGATTCATATTTAATCTTAGGTAATTCAAAATCCTCTGGCACTTGCTCAATAATGGTTACACCACCATTGATATTTACATTATTATTACCCTTCTTAAAGTATACACCATTTGAATTTGAGTATACTACTCTAATATCTTGCCCTTTCCAGTTTCTAACAAAACCACCATCATTAGTGTATGTAGTAATTGAGTGAAATGAACCAGTTGTAGTAATTCTCTCTTTATATAAGCTATAATATGAGAATCCTGCTCCACACATTAATGTGATGATTACTAATATGATATAAAAAATTCTGATTTTAGCTATTCGTTTCTTTGTTTCTTCTCTCTCATTAAGAAGCATCAACTCATAATCTTCTTTTTCCATATGAATAATAGCCCTTTCATAATATTAGTATAATGTGGTAGTATGAGATATTCTCCCATACTACCATTATTAAAATTTCTATACGTAATCTCTATGATCTGTAATGATTAACTGATTTCCAGTAATTAATAAACCAATAAGATCTGCTGATGTCTTTAATACTTCAATATCAGTTTTAGCACTATTGATAATGTTAGGTGTATAATTACCTGTAGTAATGTCTAATGGTAAACCACTATCAATAGAGTAACTGATAATAACATCAAAGATATCATCAATCTCAATATCCTTACTCAATTTAACATCATTATTAGATGTTGTCGATGGTCTAATTCCCATAGATTCAATCAGTTGTAAATTGTAAACAGATGACCATGGTTCAGTATTCTCTATTTCAACATTATCATATCTTGAATATAGTAGTTCTTTATATACTGAAACAAAACCATTTACAATAAACTTACAGATTTGATATTCAATCATATCAGGATCAAAACTATCTAAAACTCTTAATGCTGCTCTTAATGTAGATGTAGAACAACCTTTAACGACACCATATCTGTATGCTGATTCTGTAGCTTTTACACTATCAATTACTGAATCATATAATACTTGCTGACTAAGTTGAGAATTACCACCAACTTCAATTACTCCTAATTTCATCTTAAGGGTGAATAATCTCTCTTGTAGTCTTTCTGATACTACATCCATATTACCTAATTCAGCATTCTTATTAATGGACTTATCATATGCTACTTGAATAGTATCTAATGTCTTATTGTACAATTCTTCATCATAAGTAAGATCATCGAAGACTGATCCATTCTCCATACCTAATTCTACACTACCAGCAAATCCACATCTAATAGATTCTGGTTTAAGATTAATCATTCTTTCATCATCTGTAATAGTTCCATCATCTAATACATATGGAACATCTTTATTATCAGGATTACTTCTCTTAGATGCTACATAGATACCTTTGAGATTTCTATTATTCATATCAATATACTCTAATACAAGAGAACCATTATTAGATGTAATATTATCTAAGATTAATCTTTCTAATCCCATATTGATAATTGTAGTATTTAATAGAATAGCTAAATCATCATATCTATCTCTATTATTACCAAATGATGTCTGACAGGTTGTCAATACTAATCCAACATCATGTGTTTCTTTATACTCTTTCATTAGTTCTCTTGATATAGTAACCATAGCAACATTATCATATGATGGTGCAGATACTACTAAATGTCTACCTAATATCTTAGAATATTTTGCTAATGGTTTAAGAATATTCTCATAACAGTCCATACCAATAACATGGTCGAATAATAAGACATCACAATTCTTATACTTAGCAACTCTATCTTCATTATTTACATATAGAGCATCTCTGATAACCATATCAAAATGATATCCTTTAGTGATAGTACTCTTAGTAATTCCATCTGGTGCTTTCTTCACAGTAATCAATGGGAATCCTAATTCATCATACATATCACTGATTAGTTTGGTTACTTCACTATCACCATTAGATGAAATATATGCTACATTAGAAATAGTCTCAACCATCTTATCATGATTATCAGTATCAATCTTAGTGATCTCATAATTCTCAAGTTTCTCAATAATCATATTAGTTACTGATTTATATGCATTGAGAATATCTCTAGGTGGTAGATTAAACTCCTTAATATTATCATATTCTTTCATATAAGCTTGATAGATATTATTTACTGCAACGATTGCTGTAGTAGTTCCATCTCCTACTAAAAAATTTAATTTCGTACATGGTCCAATAATTAAATTCTTAATAGCATCATCTACTTCATTACGCTTCTTACTCATTGTAAGATACTTAGCAATAGAATAACCATCTTTAGTCATATGATGATATGGGTAATTAATAATAATTGATGATGAACCATAAGGACCATATGATTTCACTAATGCATTACTAATCATATTAAAGATAGTTGCAACTCTCTTTTGGAATGTCCTATCATCTACTACATTAATTTGTGGTGTATCATCTAAATCGATAAAATTATATAACTCCTCTAAATCTACCTTCTCAAAAACCTTATCCATTACTCTTCTTCTCCTTTATTCATATTATTAAACAACTCATCTGGTAACATTGCATTGAAGTATGATATCTTAAATACGTTATTCTCTATTAGGTAATCTACATTAACTGCTAATTTCCTATTACCATTTTCATCATACGTATAATTATAATCATAGTCACCAGCAACGCATATTGATGAATATGGCAATTTACCACACTCATCTAAAGATATTAATTTAAATATATCAGAAAATATATACGTACTATCATCTGGTATATCTTCTAATACTTCCTTTAAATCTCCATATACATATTCTACTTCATCTCCCCAGTTTAATCTAAGATCATGTTCTACGTGTTCATTATAATCTTCTGTATATATCTTAACATCTTTAACCATCTTACTAGTGATGAGATATAATAATACATCGGAAAAATTAATCTCAGAGTAATCTGTATAGAATGCTTCATTATATGATAGAGTATGAAGTAATTCATCTAAGTCAAAATCTTCTGGAGTATTTGTCTTAAAACACTTAAAAAAATTACGATCAGTTCTATTAACGTACCATTCGTATAATGCAGAATTAGTTAATCCATATATAGGACTAATATCTACTATCTCTCTAAGCCTAGAAGAATTTCCTAGGCTAGAGAGTAATATAAACCAAGGTACCTTAATTACATCATAATATTCTATAAAAATACATTTGCTGTTTAGGAACATCGTATCTGTAGTACGAAGTATTCCACCATCAGCAATAGGTTCTGTAATCTCTGGCATTAAAATGTCTCCTTAGTTTAATCTATTATATTAGAATGGTAATCCTCCATCATCAGCATCTTCAGGTACTGTCATAAATCCAGGATTTCCTACATCTTGAGATTGTTGCTGATTGGTGTAGTTATTAGTATACTGATTAGCTCTAGCATTAAATTGAGCCTTGATAGCATTTGTTTGTAAGTAACCATGTCCACCAAGTCCAAGAACCTGAATCTGATTCTTTAAGATAGTATAGAACTCCATTAACTCTGATTGGAATGTAACATATTCTTCTTCAGTACCTTTAGTGTTTCTAACTCTATACTGAGATGTACCGAAGATATATTCAATAATACTATTACCAGTATCTGAAATAGTATTAATAGATAACTTAACTGACATCTTACCATCATCTGTAAGGAATGTAGAAATCTCTACAATATTCTTTTTATTACTACTTCCCATCTCAATAGCTGTTCCTTTATCTGGAATACCATTTTCAATAGCTGGGAATACAACCTTTTCAATACCTTCTACAAATGTCAATCCCTGTGAAAATGGGATTGCTGTATTTACTCGTCTTTGAAAATCATATCGTCTAACACCATTAGAATCAATACCTGATGATGGTGAGATTCTAATAGAAATCTTATCATTCCATCCACCAATAGTTAGTGATGAAATACTTCCAAATAATGTAATAAAGCTGGTGTTAGTACTAACCTCTGTGCTCTTGTTGTTAATCTGTCCAAACATAATTCAAACCTCCAATAATTAAAAATTTTTATAAGTATAATAGTACCTCAAATGTACCACTAATTACACATTAGTTACATTGAGGGTAATTATCTATCTGTGCTCAGAATATAAATATAATAGGGATATGAAATTGATCATATCCCTATTATAAATAATATTAGAAGTTAATGCATAATGTCTTAAGATAATCTCTAATAGCAATAGCTGGTTCTCTAATCTCCATTTGTGCATTATTAGAACATCTCTCTTTGAAGTAATGTGGTAGTGTATACATAGGTTTTGTAATAATCATTTCAGTCATCATTGAATTAGGTAAAATGTTTCTAGCAACCTCTTTAGGAAAACCTTCACCAACCATTTGATTATATACAGATACTAATTCTTCAATAATCTCATCATATGATAAGTGCTTATCATAAAATACAAACTTAGCATCATTGAGTTGTGTTGGTTTATACCACTTAGAATCTCCTTCATTGACATATCTCTGAGATCTTTGAGAGATACTATTGATTCTATGTCTACACTCTTGTTGTGATACAATTCTAGGAATTGTTAATTTGTAGGTGATAGAACTAAACTCTTTATAATATGCTGTAGCAAATGCTTTGAGTTCATCACTTACTACATTCTTCCATAGTCTAATTCTAGGAACAAAATCATCTACATTAATCATATCAACTCTGATACCATTTACATCATAGATATTTTTAAATCCAGTATCATAAGCTGGTTCATTAGGATTATATTCTAAATCTTCTGGCTTATTATATACAGTATCTTCTGGATTGAGATAACTTGTATCACAATACCCTCTGAGATAATCATATCCTTCAAGATCATCTGTAAAGATACCATTACACCAAACTGTAGAGAATAGATAGAAAATTCTAATAATCAATTCTACAATACTACTATGCTCGTAGAATTTAGTAGTACTATTAATTGATAATAAGTATTTTACAAAATCTCTCCACATCTTAAGATTACCACTAATTGATACAATAATGCTTTTAGAATCTAATGTACAAATTGATGTGTTAGCAAATACATGGAGTAATGAGTTTGACATCTTAAGTAATTCACAAACCTCACGGAACATCACATTACTACAACCATATCTCTTAAAGATTAGTGTAAAATCACCATGTTCAGTAACTGATTCATGACCTGATTTAACTCTAGCACCGATATAATCTAATGCCTTAGATTTATCATCACTCATCTTACTTGTTACACCATAACAAATTCTTGATGCATATTCTATTGTCTTTAGAATATTCTCACTTGTTATTGCAACTACCTCCAAATCTCCACCATTGTAATGTAACTTAAACATACCTATTTTCTCCCTTCTTATTATATAATAAATAATAGTTACATCTTAATATTATATATTAGAATATAATATTCTGATCTCCCCTATTATATTAATATAAGAGTGAATATGCGTATAGAAGTTTACATAAGACAATTTATTAAATTAATAGAAGGGAAGGTATTGTATTTAAATGGGTTACGAACAGTATGACAACAGACCTCAAAACTCTACATACAAAACTCCATATCAACATGCTGAATTTATGTGTTCCGCTAGTCACACTTATGGTAATGCAGTAGCATTTATTGAGAGTTGGTTAATAGATCTATTCCCTAAAGATTATTTTAGATCTATCAATATCAATAGTAGAATAGCACATAGACAGATTAGGAATACACCTCATGAATATAATAAAAAGACTAAGCCAATATTTGCAATGTCACCTAGAGTAGACTTTGATGATGACAGATTCTTATCTGGTACATTGATGGCTGAACCTATATTAGATATGCACTATCTACAAGGTATGGGAGCATTAATGCCATTCTTTGAAGATCCAGAACATGGTTTTGAAATTAAGTATCAATTAAATAGAGATGTTATGTATGCTGATGTGATTGTAATTGTAGCAACTAAGATGCAACAAATTGATATGGTCACATATTTACAAAATAAGACTGTATTTAATTATAATCAGAATGTGAAAACTTGTTTTGAATCATATCTTAATAAGGGATTATTAAAGACAGTATCTAATATAGTAAATATTCCTATAGAGGATGAAAATGGTAATACTGGGAAATTCCTTAATTACTTAAATGCACATAGTAGATATCCTATCACATATAAATTACAAGGTAGTAGGAGAACTAAGGAATTTTATAGGTATTATCCAGTTACTATAGATACTCTATTGAATAATCTATCAGCAGATGATGGTGATAAAACTGGTCAAGTAACAACATCGTATAAAATAACATTTACTGTTAGAATGGAATTCTATGCTGCTGGATTTTATTTCTTATTCTCTAAGGATAAAATTCCATTAGTGGTAGATAATGATAGTTTTAATAATGCTATTATTATTCCTACATATACTGATGTTATTACTAATGATGATTTATTCTTACCAGATGGGTGGAATCTATTTACTAATGTATCATTCCAATTAGAGAAACCAAATGATGTTATTGAATTAGATAATATCCTAAATACTTCAATAAAAGCTGGAATAGAATATCATATAAAGAATGGATTACCATTATTGGATTTAGTAAATATCAAAGTGAGGAAACAAGGTAGAGAATTATTACAGGGAGTAGATTATAAGATAGATTGGGAGAAACTACAAGTTATCTTTAATGATGATGATTTTAATTTCTTCACATATAGTCTGTATTTCAGTATCAATACAATATACCTTAATGATTTGATTAAGAGTATATTTAGTTTAAAATAAAAACAGAAATAAGAGTAAGTGATATTATAATATCCACTTACTCTTATTTTCCTCTATGTGTAAAAATTCAAGTTGAGTTACACATGGTATGAAAACCGTATTCAGAATACGAACAATTTGCAAAGCGATAGGACTCTAACTCGTCCTAAATATTTTTTAGCGGTCATTTCAAAAACGAAAATACCTTTTCTAACTCTAATTTAGTTACCAGTGAGTTAGGTCTATAATATACTACTAATAATCTATTTCTATAAACAGGAGAAAATATCAACTGATCAACTTTAATCACATCAATAAGTTAATATGAAGAACATTGCCAGCAATACTCAACTTGAATTACAATAGTGTTATATTTTAAAAATTAATTGTAATATTGGATACAGAATATAATATACATAAAGATACCTTTTTTATATCCAACTTGAGATGCTAATCTTTTAAACTTACCAGTTACTCCACTATCTATAGACCATTTATCCAATAATCCTTTAATAGTTCCTACATTGACATTATTAGAATTAGTTCTTCTGAATAAGTCCATAGAGAATGATAAGAATTTTTTCTCATTAATTTCTCTTCTCTCATGATGTTCATCATATAGGTAGATAAATAAAACGGCTTCAATAAATCTCTTTAATTCAACACTCTTCTCATCTATAACAATCTTAGATAAATATAATCTAAGATCAGATATTGATACCTGACTAACTTTAGCTGATATGGTTGCTCTAGTAATATCTACACCATTAGCTATCATTGATAATAATACCTTTTGTGTAATATTCTCTACTACTGTAGTATCATTCTGTGTATCATCTATTACTTGACCATCAGCATATTCTTCTGATTGTGTTAATACCTTCAATCCCTTCTTCTCATTATCATAATACTCATTAGCAATATTCTTAAATAATGATTTTTGGTCATTACGAATTCTTCCAACGAATCTAATAATCTCTTTATCAGATGCATCTACGAAGAATGGTTTCATGAAGTTATAACTACCAGTTATAGAAAATATTAATGTCTTAATAACAGAACCCTGTTGCTTAATCATATATTTTCCAGTTAGATTATCTATGGTATATTTCATAACTTCTTCTTTTGCACCATATTTAAAGAATACTGAAAATACACTAGGGTATGATGCTAATGAATACATAAGTAGTGTAGTATCTACACCCTTAGTATCTTTATGAATCTGATAGTATCTGATACACATATAGAATACAGTAAATATAGGATTCTGTTGAATTAGTTTCCAGTTAGCTTTATCATTTACTAATTTAGTCATTTTCTTAATAGTCTCAATAACTGCTCTCTGGTCTATTTCCAATAATGAGAAGAACTCTGCTTTCTCTATATCTGTAAACGGAACTAACTCAACTGGTCCAGCCATATTAAGTTGTACAGAATGTTTATTCACAAATTTACCTATCAGGTTTTTAAAGGCTCTATCTTTAGAAGGGTTTGATAATGCCTTTTCAACTAATGGATATATTTCATCTCTAAGAATATGAGTATCTGAATTACTCTCTAATAGGATATTAGTACTCTCATTGATAATAATATCATCACTTATTTCAAATTTTGGAATATCTATTACCATAATACTTTAATTGATAATACCACCCTTTCTTTATATTAAAACTTTGTTTTCTGGGCATATCTCAAAGATCCATTGAGAAAACATAGGATTAATCGTATGAAAGGAGATTTTTCTTTTTAATGAAGATAGATATAATTGATGTTGATGAATTCGTCAGTATTAATGATCTTAAAGAAGTTACTAGTCCAGTTATCTTTCAAAGAGGTGGTATTCCAGATCCTGATGGATTATTATCCACTAGAATATTTGGATCTACTATATCTGAGAGACGAGAGACTTTTGCATATATTGATTTAGGTGGAGAGTTTTTTCATCCAGCCGTTTATAGAGCATTATATGCAGTATTTAGAAATATTGACAGAATCATTGATGGTACTAAATTTTATAAGATAGATAAAGATGGTCATTTAGTAGAAGATGAAGGTGGAGAATCTGGTATAGAATTTCTATATAATAATTGGAAGAAAATTAATTGGGGTGAGAAAGAAGTTGGTAGTGGTAAAATCAGAAATGAGAGATTAGACCTAATTAACAAGACTCCTAAAAATTTAGTATTTATAAATAAATATCCAGTATTACCAGTATTCTACAGAGATGTTAAATCTGACGGAGCTGGAAGTGGTGGATCTACTAATGAATTAAATAACCTTTATACTACACTGATTAGGCACGCATCATCTGTAAGAGATAAAGGTATGTTTGATTTTACATTCCATGCATCACATATGCAGATTCAAAGAGCTATCAATGATATTTATGAATACTTCAAACACAAGATTGAAAGAAAGAATGGATTAATTCGTAAATATCTAATGGGTAAATCTGTAATCAATTCAGCCAGATCAGTAATTACTCCTACTGTATATAATGCAAAATCACCAAGTGAGTTATTAGTTAATTATGAATATTCTGGAGTCCCTATTGCACAATGTTGTGCATTAGCATACCCATTTCTATTAAAAGGATTACTAGATTGGGCTAGGAGTGTATTTTATCAGAAGAATAATTTCTTCACACAAGATGGAAAAGTTGTTCAACTAGATAATCCAGAATCTATATTAACCGATAAATTCTTCGAGAAGATGGTATCAAACTTTATGAAGAATCCAGAATCACGTCTTGATGTTATTAAATTGCCAGTTATTGGTGGTGGTACAACAATGATAAATTTACTTGGATTCACACCAGAAAAGACTAATAAAGATCGTGATACTGTAAGATCAGAAACTAGACCTATGACAATATTAGATCTTCTGTATGTGATACTGTCAGATATTTTAAAGGATAAGTATGTATTGTGTACTAGATATCCCTTACTAGATTCATTCTCAATTTTTGTATCTAAGATTAGAATCCTAACATTAGATACAACTGAGGTTAGAGAAATATCATCAATAGAATATCCATTCTATCCAAAGATTGATTTAGATATGCCTAAGAGTGAGATACCAATTCACTTTATAGATTCTATGAGATTCTGTCCAGCATATCTTAAAGGATTGGATGCAGACTTTGATGGAGACCAGGTAACATTGAAATTACTGTGGACACAAGAAGCTAATGCTGAAGCTGCTAAATATATTAAGAGTAAATTATCATTTATTAACACATCTGGTGAAATGATGAGAACTAACTCAATAGCTGAAGTTATTCAGTCATTCTATAATATGACTAAAGAAAATAAGGAAACTAGATCTTTAACTAAAGATGAGAAAGATTGGTTATTGAGCGTTAAACCTACAGATTTTGACAAGGATCTATTGACTCAAATGTTTGGTAATTTTAGAGATAAGGAAAAGAAGAAAGATACGAATGTTCCAAACTTGAGACCATATTATACTTTCACATTACCTGCAAACTTATCACCTACTAAAAAAGAATTGCCAACAACTGTAGGAAGATATGTACTATCAGTTATAGTATTAAAGAACACTGGATGTGATGTTGTAATACCTTACTTCACAGATACTGTAGAAAGTGATGCTTATGCAGGATTTGAACAAAAGATTGGTAAGGCATTATTGAATGATAAAATTGATGTTGATACTATAACTAAGTATATTGATACTAGAGATTGGGTTGGTATGGTATTACACTTATTAGTTACTACATCATTCTCACCTAATACAATTAAGATCCCACCAGAAGTACAAAAGCTAAAAGTGGAATTATTAAATAAATATTCTAAAGAATTAGAAGAAGGTGATCCATCAGTATCAGCAGAAATTGAGAAGCAACTAATTGCAAAGACTAAAGAAGTGTTAAAAGATGATAAAGGACTAGACTTATATCTATCTGGTGCTAGAGGATCTATCTCTAACAACATGAAGAATAACTGGTTATATAGAGGTGTTGTAAAGAATACAGTTACTGGCAAATGGGATGTTATTACATCATCATTGGCTGATGGATTATCTAAGAAAGATATTCCAGCATCTTCTAATACTATCCTCAATGGTGCATATGCTAAATCAGTACAGACAGCCGTAACTGGATATCTTGGAAAACAGTTATTGGCAGCAACACAATCTGAAGTACTAGATGTTAAAGGTAGTGATTGTGGAAGTAAGAGAACTATTCCAGTTGTTATCACTAAGAAGAATAAAAAGAACTTCCTATATAGATATATAGTAGAAGGTAAGAAACTAGTGTATTTAGATGAGAGCAATATCGAAAAATATATTGGTAAAGAAGTGAATATGAGAAGTCCTATGTGTTGTGTAGGAAATAAGAAATGTAATGTATGTTGCGGAGATCTATTCTATAAGATTGGTGTAGAAACCATTGGTTTAAGCACTAGCAGAATTTCTACAGCATTGACTCGAATGAGTATGAAGAAATTCCATGATGCAACTATCAAAACGATTAAGATAAATATTGATGATATCTTACAATAACTAGAAAAAAGAAGTACTCTATAAATATTAGAGTACTTCTTTTTATATTACTTCTTCACCAAATAGAATGGTGAAACTTTCTTAGGTGTCACAACATCATTTAACATCAATAGATCATTAATTGCATCATCAACGTGTTGCATATCCAACAATCCTTGAAATAACATTAATGCTTTTAATCCAGTTACATAATCTTCATCATTAAGTAATTTTGAATGGATACCTTCTGGAATTGGTGCAACATCTAACCATATCTTACTAATTGGATTCATCTTATTATTAATTGCTCTTCCAAGATACAATACACAACTAACCTTATCCTTCATACTAAAATTCTTTATAGTGTGTAGTTTCTTCATCTTAGTTGTGTGCATCAATAATATGAATGTAGTCTGAATATAATGGTTGACAATAACATCTGTTTCCACAGTTCTAATATTCCTACATTCTTCTAGTAGATCTGGAATGGTATCATGTGATATATACTTAATCTTCATAGGATTAAGTTTCTCTTTCCATAAGAGTTCCATTGTAGCATATGTACAATAATACATTCCATTGATAACCTTATTTGTACAATGTCTCATCTGATAGATTGCTTTTAATAACTTGATGATATCAAAGACATTATCTCTATCAGGTTTACCACGCTTACCATACTTATCTAGTAATCCTAAAATTTCTCCAACGGATCTAATAGTAGAATTCTTATTAAATCCATCACTCATTGGTAGATGATGATTATAAGATTCCTTACTTAATTTCTTATACTTAATCATCTTAATTAGTTTAAGATTCCCTCTACTAATTGTGAAGTACTTATTTGTATCATATAAACCTTCTAAACATAATAATCCTACACCAATACTATAAGCATCTTCCACTAGTTTCATAGTAGGGATATCCACATAGTCTATGGTCTCCTTATTGTACTTCCTTATCAGTTGTCTAAAAGCATTTCTAAATTTCTTAACATCCATTTTATTTACCCTCCTAATTTATAATAGAATGCTCGATACATTCTAATAATATAACAGTACATCAGTATTGTTAAAATCTTTTAATAGTATGAAAGGTAGGAACGTTTTATATGGCAACATATATGAATGATAAGAAGAAGTTAGTGACTATCAATAGTGTTGGACCAATTCCACTTCTTGGTAATATTGTAGGACCAGTGTTAGCTCCTAATTATGTATCTTTGAGAGTTATCACAAATCTTGTACAGGCTGGATATATGGTTGATGAGATTAATCCATTGGATTACAACGATACAGTTAGATTAACGATCCAGAATGTGAATCTTGATAACTTCAGTAATTCAACTAAGACAGTATCTAAGGTTACTGAAGCAACTCCAGAAGTTACAACTACAAATGTACCAGAAGTTGCAGTTGATAGTGTACCAGAATCTACTACAACTGAAGTAACAGAGGATCAGTCAACTAATTCAGTTACTGATAGTAACGATTTCAAGAATAAGAAGAAGAATCGCTAATAAGAAAAAAGAGGTAGTATTATATCCTATACTACCTCTTTTCAAATAATATTCGGTATGATATAGAGAACTCATCAAACATTCTCTATATCATACCTTCACCAATCTTTTTGATGTAGTGCTATTAATACTCTACATCACATCCTGATGTCTCATCCATTAGTAATGATCACCTCCTTTCTCAGAAATGATATCTCGATTTAGTAATAGAGATATCAGGATACACATAAATAATGTATCTACAAACATATTGAATATACTAATTTATTCAGGAGACTTATTTTTAAGATACATTTATGTAATTCCTATGAGAAAGGAGTGATATTATGTATGATCCTGCATTTGGTGTCAATAATTTCAATAAACCAAAGATGTATTCAGAGTCAGAAACTACTGCAAATAATATAATGAGTTTATTATACGGAGTTCCTGGATTCTATCCATCCATTCCAGATTTGGGAATGAATATTGGAAGGTTACTAGATTCCTTTATGGATGATATTGATACTGAGTCTATAAAAGTAGAATTGGCTACACAATGCAATAAATTCATCAAGAATATAAGAGATGGTTCATTTGATGTTGAGAAAACTACGTTAAATGGTAACCCATTATTAATTTTTGTTATTCCAGTAACTATCAAACAAGTTCCAAAAAGAGTTGGTATTGGTATAACAACAGATATTGATGGAAACCTCACATATCGTGTGACTTATACTGATGATGAGTAGGATATATTTTTATAAGAAAGGATAAGGAAATATGGAGAATAACGATAGAACTTTAGACGATCTTATCGGTAAGAAGGTTGAAGAAGTAATGGAGTCTAATAACCATGAAGATGAAAAGAGTCCATTAGAGAAAATGAAAGAAGCTAATGAGAAATCTGGTGGTAGAGGAGTTGTTATTAATAACGACGAATATACTGAGGATAAAGGTAAGCAATTTGATTTAAGATCTCCTGCCGATGATAGACGTGATGAAGACTTTAAGAACTATCTTGAAGATCAGGATAAGCTTATTGAAACTGCTAAGAAGGTTGAGGTTATTAGAAAACCACAGAATCAGATTGAGATGATGGCTATGATTACTGAGTTGGATAATATTGCTACTAATGGTGAAGCTATTCAACAACCACGTGATAAAGATGGTAACATCATTGATATGAGTAAAGTTGATGATACTAAAGGATCAACCTTAATCACTGGAAGTAGTAATGGTACATTCGTTAGAGAGAAATCTGATACTAATGAATCTAATCAGGTTGAAACTTCTACTGAAGAAAAATCTAATAGCACTGATAATGAGCAATCTGAGAAAGACAAGGCTAAGTTAGAGAAGCTTAAAAAAGAAACTGAGGAGAAGAATGAGTTAGTTACAGTACTCATTGACAAGACTGGTATCTCAGTAGAAAATGGATTTGACTTTACTGAAGATGAGAAGACACATATTAAACATGCTAGAGAAATCGTATTAAAGCAAGTTGAAACTGTAGATCTTAAATCATATACAGTAGTAAAACCAGCTATGAGTTTTGCTGAGGCTGTTAGTGCTAATCAACCAGGAATTGGTAATACTATTGTCACTTGTGTTAGTTCAGGATATAGGGCTACAGTTAAAGGAGCAAGTTATTACCAATTAGGTGATTTGATTATTAATCCTCAGACAGCATCTTTTGATAAATACCATAAGGTATATTCAGTTATCTACAATTCAATCGTAAATACAACTGTTGGTAAGTTTGAGACATTTGAAGATTTCTTAAAGAATACTACATGGATTGATATGAATGTATTACTATATGGAATTATCGTATCAACATTCCCAGAAGTAGATACACTTAATCTAACTTGTCAGAATTGTAAACACCAGTTTGAGCATAAGTATGTAGTATCACAATTATTTGATTTAAAGAATACTACATTAGCTTACCTTAATGGATTTAAGAAGTTAGTCGATGCTCCAGCTTCTGAGCATAGAAAGATGTTTGAGAATGCTCCAGTACATAAGACTAGACAAATCAGATTACCATATTCTGGTTGGGTTATTGAATGTGGAATTAGTTCAGCTTATGATTACTTGTATAAGAAGGTAAGAAATGCTGGATCAGAAGAAGAATGGAAACAAACTCACCCAGATGATGTTAATGGAATCATGTATGCTAATGCAGAATTTATTCCTGTTATTAAGGGTGTTGGTGTTCCAGTACCTAATACAAATAAGGTTACAATGTATGAAGGATTTGATGATATCATCAATGCTATTTATATGTTGCCAACTGATGATCTTCCAGTACTCAATAATATCTTAACTAAGTATTACAATGATTATGACATCACATTCTCTATTAAGAATACAAAGTGTCCTAATTGTGGTAATACTACAGATGTAGATGCTATTAGTCTCTATGATTTGGTTTTTCTCAAACTTCAACTGTTAGCGAGTACAGAAATCAATACAGAGGATTTGCCACAGCTGTAAATGAAATTTTGGCTATTTTCAAGGGTGAGATTACATTAAGTGATATAATGACTTACCCTTGGAAATTTATTACAACTCTGAGAGATATTCGTATCGAGCAGTTGAAAGATGAACAGAAGGAAATGGAAAAGATGACAAGGGATTCTGAGAGTAGTAGTATAAGAAATCAGATATTGTCACCATTATAGAAAAAACTATTTAAGGAGAATCATTATGGTATATTCAATGGTGGAAGAATTAATCAAAGATAAATTGGTTGAAGTATATAATTCAAAGCATGAAAATAAAGTAGATACTGACTCAGTATATACTATCAACTACAGTTGTCTAAGAAGTGGTGTATTAGCATTTATGGAAGTTATCACTGACGAAAATGAATTGTATAAGTTAGTATATAACAACACTTCACAAGAACTTAAGATCACAGAGTATTCTACAAATGATGATAATAAGTATAAGTTTGATATTGAATATGATTACTCTAGGTCTAAGAAGAAATAATAATAATTATAGTAGAAGATATTTATAGTAGAATATCTTCTACTATATATTTTATTGCTACAGACAGTAGATTAAATATAGAATTTACTGGAAGGATCAATTATATGAAAAAGACATATAATGATTGGTTAAAAAATATCGTAAATGATGATTTCGATATACTTGAAGATATCATCAAATCAAAATATAAGAAATTCAAATCAATCTACAGACTAATCTCAGATGAGAGCGATAATATCCATTCTATGAGTTATGAATTCACTGATGAAGATAATATGATATTATGTATCAGATTAACAGAAGATGACTATAAGCAAGATTTCATTGATAATATCAATAGTAAGAACGCTATATATGATATAGATACTATTGAAGATGGTAATATTATTAGAATGAATATTCAACTACATGAAGATTAGAATAATAAGTAAGGATGAACCAATTAAGTTATTTGGTTATCCTTACTTATTATTATTTATTTATTATTCTCTTTACCTTTTCCAGTGATCTTATCTGCAAGCTTATGAAGAATTCCTGATGAAGACTTCTTTAATCTCATAATATACATCTTAACTCTCTTAAGAGATTCTGACTTATACTTCTGTCTTAATTTACCCTTCAGGAGTCTTTCCATCTTATACACCTTCTGGAGCTTCCAATATAATGGATCATTATGTGCTCTAGCTGATGCTTGGATTCCTACTTCAAATAACTGCTTTCTACGGTCTGCCTCAGAAAACTTAACTTTAGTCTTACTAGCAAATCTTCCCTCAACAACGTATCTATCACCTTTACCTAAAAGCTCATCTACTGCACCTTCTAACATAAAGCCTTCAGCCATAACATCATAGCACTCAAGATCAAAAGCTTCTTTCATCTCTTCATCTTTATCCAATTCTGTCTTTAATAGAATTGGTGTTGCTGCTAATGCCATAGTATCATCAGCTTTATCTTCCTCATCTGGTGTTAAGGAGACATCATCTTCCTCTTCATCATCTGTTGCTGCAATAAATTCTTCTTCACTAGGCATATCTTCAAGATCAACGTCATCAATCTCATCATCCAATTCTTCATCTTCTTCTGGATCGTATTCGTCAATCTCTTCATCACTATCAATAGGATTATTATAGTTATCAGAATCATCATAGAAACTTGGATAATCTGATGATTCTGTTACTGAATTGAATAAATCCTCAAATGTTCTTTTCATTCTACTAATATCCTTTCTTATATTAGAATAGGTAAAACAATTACCCACAATTTATATTAGTGTTTTGGGATAGAATATGAATAGGTTACAGACACTTAGTTAAAAAATATATTTGATAGGAGTGAAAATAATTATGACGATTGATAAGGATAGTACATTCATTAATATGTACATAGATGAGAGTGTTAGAGGATTATTGAGATTAGATCCTTCATTAGATAAGAATAAGATTAGAAAATTTGTAGAAAAAGAATGTGAGAAAGAGTTCCAGAATCCAGATGTAATTTTAGATAATAATTACACTAATGAGACTAAGAATGGAACTCTTCTCAGTGTTGTAGATTGGACATTCAATCATAAACCAATTCTAGCTGGAAATGGTACTATGTTTAGAAATAAGGATCAAGCAGTTAATCCTAAAGCTAGAATGTTACAAGATATTCTTATTGATAGAAAAACAATAAAGGCTGAAATGTTTACTAAGATTCCAGGAAGTCCACAATATAAAACATTAGATATATCTCAGGGTAATAAGAAAAGAAATGCTAATAGTTATTATGGTGGAACTGGTGCAAAGTCATCTAAGTTTTATAGTAAGTATAATGGACCAGCAACAACATTAACTGCACAACAAGTTATAAGTACTTGTAAGACAATGTTTGAATCAACTCTTGCAGATAATCAGAAATTTGTTGATATTAATGAATTATTTGATTGGTTAGATGTTGTTCTTAATAGTGTAAAAAAGATTCCAAGTTGGTTAAAATCAATTAGTATAGATGAATTGAGTGATAGATTGTATTCAAAGATGTATACTGATAATGATGAAGATAAAGATATCATATATAGATTATGTGAGAATTTATCAGATGAGGAAAGATCATTAGTTTATTATAAGAATAATCTTATTAAGTTTATTAGTGATCATAAAAAGATATCATCATTGATTACTGATATATGCAAGAATATTAATACATTGGAATCAATAAAATCAGATGATGAATTTGATAGTATGATTGAGAAACACCCTGAGGTTGATATAAACTCATTAAAGAGTCTAAATGCTAAAGGGTGGAATAGTTATGTATATAAAGAATTATTCATGGATCCAAATAACCCACCAGATACTATTAAAGATAAATTAGTAAAATTAAATAAGTATCTGATGGATTTTGTATATGTTAGATATATGCATTTCGATAGAGTTTATAGAATTAAGAACTTCATGAGAAAATGTGTAACTGTAATTGATACAGATTCTAATATGTTATATCTAGGAGCTATAGTTGATTGGATTCGTGATAATGTATTATGTGGAAATAATTATGGTAGAAATAGTATGTATAATGATTTCATACTAGTTAATACTATAACCTACTTCATAACGAGTGCTGCTAAAGATGTATTAGATACTTATAGTAGATATTCTAACATTCCAGAAGATCAGATAGGAATTTTAAATATGAAGAATGAGTTCCTATTCCTAAAGATGTTTATTGGTAATGCTAAGAAAAGATATATTACTCAGACAGCATTAAGAGAGGGAAATCTCAATACAAAATTCCCTACTAATATTGCTGGATTTGATTTTGTTAAATCCACAACTAGTGAAGCTATTGAAAAATATATCATGACTCTAATTAATGAATATATGATAAAACCAAAGACTCCAGATACTGCTGGTATGTTGAATGATATTGAAAGATTTAAGAATAATATTATTCATTCTATCAATACTGGTAATTTGGAACATCTACCTATATGCAATGCTAAAGATGTTAGTGAATTTGCTAACCCTAGTACTCAATATGGTGTGAGAGGTATGGTAGCATGGAATATCTTAAATCCAGATGATGAAATAGATATCCCTAGTAAACCTAATTTAGTAAAATTAGTTGGATATACTATAGACGATATTGCTTATATGAAAGATAAATATCCAACTACATATGATATTTTAGTTAAAGAAGTATTTAACGACACTAGTGGAATTTTTACTACTAAGAGAAAATCTGGTGATGAGTATAGTTTAGCTTGTAAAGGATTGAATTGTATATGTGTACCAAATGGTAGACGTATTCCAGAAGCGATATTACCATTAGTAGATTATGAATCAATTATCAATAAGATATTAGCACCTATTATTCCAGTATTAGAAATTCTAGGAGTTATGGGTTACGAGGTTGGTAAGACTACAATCACATCAAATAATAGGACGAGAAAGATAACTAATATGATTAGGTTCTAGGAGTATTATATACTAGAACCTATTATACTAGTATAATAATAAAGTATGAAAGGTAGGTATGTATAAGATTATGAAATATGATGAAAATACTAATATCACAGATTCACTAGCTGATATAACAGATAAGTCTGGTGAGATATTAGAAGATTTAAGGAAAGACTTATCTGATTTAGATCCCGATAAGAATTTCAATAATGACGCATTTGGGCTAGATAAATCTGTATTCACGCATGGGTTACCAGAGGTTGTTGAACTAGCTAGATATAAATGTCCTGTGTGTGGATCAGTATCTAGCTGCACATCTAATATTACTAGGAGAAGATTATTTAAGAAAAGAATATTAGGTGTAGCTAAGATATGTGCAGAATGTGGTCATGTTGATATCTTCATGAATTCATTTGGTAATTTAGACGAATATATTAGATAAAGGAGAATAGATATTATGTTATACACTTACGATTACGAACCAACACCTATTGAGACAGAGATTTTCTTAACTGATGAACCTATGAGATTATTATTACAACAAATAAAGACTCAGTTTGAAAATCCATCTAATAACAATAAGATTGACTATGTAGATTCATTCATTAACTCATATAGAGCATCTGTAGATCAAATAGAAACAGACGATGATGAAAATGAATTAGATAGATTGATTAGAGAGTTTATGAGTAAAATGTTGGAATTCTTTAGAGCATACTTAGATGTTGAATTTGTAGATGCTAGTAATTTAGATTACAGCACATTGTTAGATAGAATACATATGACATATAGGTATTTCATATTAAATATTAAGCATAATTTCTCTGCATATTGTGGAAATATATTAGATAGAAATATGGATAAATATGTCAATATGTTAGAATCAACTAATAACCTTACAGAATCTAATTATAAGGTAAATTTAAGTGATGAGAACTTATCTATTATTCTGAGTAATATGTATACAATTATTGATGATATCATTAGTTCTATGAATGGAAGTATTGATGAATTTATTAGATACTCAGATTATAATAACCCTAGATTAGAGACTCAGATAGTTGATGATCTATTTGACAACTTCCAGTTAGTTGGAAACTTCTTAGAGAAATATTCAATGTGTGTAGACACTGGATTGAAGAAGGAAATAGAACTAAAGCTCAAGAAAGAATTATTACACAGATATAGAGAACAGAATAAAGAATAATAGAATATGTAGATATAGGTGATAATACCTATATCTACATATAATGCTGTCCAATATAAAGGGAACATAGATAAATCCGTATAA